GTCGCATTTGACGCCCGTGTCCGCGCTGTGAAAGCAGTTGTGGACAAAGGCGTCAGCGATGAGATTCTCGTTCTCGCGGATGAGATAGATTCATTTCCTATCACCCGCGATCACCTCACCTCACTTGGTGCGAAGGCCGTCACTGCCATCAGACCCTTCGTTTCCAGCATCCTTATGCACGCTCGCATGGAAGCTGAGAAATGCTGCCGCGGACTCGAAAGAGTTCGCATTGCTGCTGAAACCAGACCGCTCACGGTCTGGCTCAGCATGTACGGCGGGCAAGGTACTCGAAAGACTACTTTGCTCATGGAGTTGATGGATGCAACACACGCGTACCTCATACCCCAGAAGGCATCCTTTGTGCAGAATCCGTTCCAGTCCACTGATTACTACACATGGGATCCGGTCGAGGAGTATTGGGACACCTATTCAGGTCAGTTCTATACTATCCTCGATGATTTCCTCCAGGCTCAGGGAGTTGAACAGCGACGACCAGTCGCTTCCCGCATCATTTCGATGATTGCTCCCTTTGCCATGCCCCTCACCTGCGCTGATTTGAATCTCAAGGGACGTATCTTTTTCCGCTCCCGCGCGCTCATCACCACTACAAACGTTCCCGACTTGTACACCGCTGATCTCGGCTTAGAGTCTCCGCAAGCATTGGAGTCTCGCCGATCGATCGCTGTACAAATCGTTGACTCGACTGAAGGAGCTGAAAAGTTCCTCCTCGAGCCAGGCTGTGTTTTGCTCGAAAAAGGCCAGCACTCTCAGAAAAGGATAATTACCTTTGATGAGCTTGTTGGCATTTTTGCCGAAGCACTTCTTGCGCGTGATAGGGAACATCACGTCAAGAAACCCACACGAATCGTTCCAAAGTTCGATGGTGCTTTTGCCAGCCAGCGCTGCTATGTACCTGGAACGGACGCACTACCCTTCACACAGATAGTAGCGCCAGTGTCTCGAACTTATACACCCATTGACCCTGGTCCCTCCTCTGGAAAGAGGAGGAACCGGAAGAATGGACCTCGTAGGTCCATTGTCCGTCAAGGATTTGGCGACGAAGATGATGATCAGACTCGGGATCGGAAAGGGAAGGAAAAGGAAGTAGAGCAATCTAATTCCCTTCCTTCCTCTTCTGGATCCTGGTCAAGAACCATTTTCGCTGACAAGTACTACGGACCGCCCGACGACGATACCACGGACGAGGATGAGAGCCTTTATGGCTCTTATCGCGAATTCATCGGCAACTCCGAGAAGTTCGTTCATTACCTCGCAGAACAGCCCCCGGGGATCCATGGCGCTATGTACGCATATCGCTTTGCGACCTTCGAGGAATTCTGTGAAGTTAACTCATCCAGAGGGATAACTGAACCAGCATTCGTTGAGTTTTTGAAGCGTCCAGACCTTAGCTTCAACAAACAACATTACGAGCTGTTTCTTCAGCTTTTCCCTCCTCAGGAGTATTCCTGGGTGAATTGGTGTGACGAGATCGTACTCTCCACCATGACACCCGGGGCGGCCTACCGACAGCTCCTGAGTTGGTTTCCCACACAGACAATGGTGGCCTTACCAGCTGTCATTCTTAAGTCCATAGTAACAGCGTTTGCACGCTTCTATGGCACCGCCATGTTCCCAAGCCTTAAACAGTTTGCTGAATGTGCCGGTCCCTTTCTTGTCGAGTGGTGGATGCACTATGCACGCCGCTGTTCA